GTTGTTTTGCCAGTTTTTACTTGCACTTTGAAAAAACTACCTAACACTTTAGCAACTGCCATTATAAGTTTAGCAATAAAATCAAGTAATGGCTTTAATAATGCACCTATTGTTTGCATTAAATAATCTACTGCTTTTGTTAAGTTTTCATTTTGCCCTGCTATTTTTCTAACTAAAAGATAAATAGATCGTACTGCAAATACCCCGCCAGCAATTTGAGCAATTAAACCTTTGTTGATATTAATGCCCCCTCCACCTTGTTGAGGACTTGATAAACCACTTATTTTTTGCTGTAACTCTATTGCTTTTTGCAAATCTTTTATCTGTTTTTCAAAGCCTTTACTACCATAAGATTGAAAATACTTTAATGTTTCCTGTAATTCTTTTACAGACATTGTATCTAAACCACCAATTGATGATTTTTCACTTAATGTTTGTAATTCAGCTTTTAATTGCTTTATTTGACTAAGTGCTTTTCTTGTTTCGGCTGATATGGTTATATTCATTCTTTCTTCCATGTATTAGCCCCCTTTTTGTTGTGTCTTTCAACAAAACTTAATAAATTATCTTTTTCTTGTTTTTCGATTTCTTTTTTGTCTTCTTCGAATAGAAATGGAAACGATTCATGTAACGATGGTACTTTTCCTTTTCCCATTAAACCACCTATAAAACACGAAATAAGTTGAGCCTCTTGATAAACCATCGAGGCTTCTTCTTGTAGACTCAACTTTTTTTTCTTTTCATATGCTTCTATTGTTTGTATGACTTCTAAATAAGTCATATCCCAAAAATCTAAAACTGATATATCACATTGAAGTGCTGCTTGTAGCAATTCATCAATCAGTTTCTTCATTTTTAATCAAACCACAATGTTGAAATATCTTGATAACAATATCTACCAAATCATCTATGCTACCACCTTGTGAAACGTGTTCATCATAAATGTCATAGAGTTTATCAATTGATATTCCATGTTCTAATTTTTGTAGGCTTGCATGAATTATGATTAATAAATCCTCGAGTTGTGGAATCCCACCATCTGCCACTCCTAACATAATATTAAGAGGATTAGTTTTAAGTTTTCTTCCCAACTCTACACAAGCCCTTGTGTCTAATCGAGCCTTATACTCTTTGCCCGCAAGTTCAATTGTGATATAGTTCATTTTTTAACTCCTTTTCTATGTTGTTGTTGTTGGATTTGTAACAGTCATTTCACCGCCTACCGCTATGGTTGCTGTAAAGGTGATAGGTTCACCGACTGCCACCTCATCAATTTTTACTGATACCTGACCTGTAAAGGCTATTTTTGTGCCATCTGCCAATTCAATCTGAAACCACAGTGTAACTCCTTCTTTTGCCTTAAGCACTCTGAAAGAGTCTGTTGCTGCACTGTTGACAAACAAAAACTTACATTCTAAAGCCGAAGTATCAGATAAGCCCGCAATATACTGTCTTCTGGTGCTTGCCAGAGTAGTTACATCCACCTGTTCAGCATCACCAAATATTTCACCAATTGATTGTAAATCAGGTAAATTATTATAAGCTGTACCACTGGATGTTTCTTTATACCCTAATTTGCTATTTTTACTTAAAATTGCCATTATCTAATCTCCTTTGTTTTTAACAAATAAGTTAATACTCGTTTAGCCTTTTCATCAGCCTGATAAGTTATATCTTCTGCACCTGTTCTTTTTGCTATATATTCCTTTATTTTGGAATCGACTTGTTGACAAATAGGTAGTATTTCAACTAAATTACTACCCCAAACTGACACACGAAGTATAACTCTACCATAAGCCAATGAATCACTAATAATATCATCTGTATCACTCACTATTGCATAAGTTAAACACGGAAATGTGTTTATCTCTTCTGTAATGTGTTCATGATAAACAGGAAGACCTAATTGATTTAATTTAGCCACTATTGGCTGATAAACATCTATCATTTGTTAATCTCCCTTTTAAATATTTTTACTATTTCTAACCCTTTATCTATCAGTGTTTGATAAAAAAATGGTCGTGCTGGTTGCCCTTTTGTTCTTTTAGCAAATATTTCTCTGCCATTTTCGTCAAGCCATCTCAACACTTTTTTGTTTTTTGGGTAAATATAATCTTGCCTTACACCAAATAAACCTGTGCCATGTTCTATATAAATGCCATATTCAGCACCACAAGTTACTACACACACATTATCTTTCATTTGAGTAGTTATCGATTCTCTTAATTCCCCATATCGCACGATATCTAAAGTAGTTATCTTTTCTTTAATCTGCCCTTCTAAATATAAACCAGCCTTATATAAAGCCTGATTTACTTTTTTGGGCTCTAACAGTTTATCTAATGCAATTAATACACTTTTTTTACTCATATCTTTAATAATCTTAATTGAGCCTTTCTTGTAGAATTTACACAACTGACTATTCGATATTTCTCTTCCCCACTTTCTAAAATCATATTTGGTTTACAACCTTTATAAAAAGTTAAACCATAATAGTTACTTATCAGCGAAGTAATATTATCAACCATTGCATATTTTTCTTCTTCTACAATCCAGGCTTCTATTACTGCAATATGGGAAGTAGATTTCTCTTGCTCCCCATATTCATTAATACGTTTATTGTCAAATAACAGATACTTTTTAAGTTGCCTGTAATTCATACCGCTTTCAACCTCTTGTATCTCATTATTCTTCTGTTGAGTTCTTTTGGAAATCCATCAGTGAACTTTTCACTTGCTCCGCTATATGACTGACTTTCTACACCTTCCACTCCAAGCCTGTGATATTTAATCTTTGCCATGTCAATGATAATGCTTATCTGCCTGTCATCAGTGTCGTCAAATGTGTTGTTGGTAATGTCCTCAAACTCATATTGAGCATTTTTAATTATTGCTTCTAATAAACCATCTTTTGAACTATCTTCAATGTTCAGATAGATTTTAAGTAGTGCTAACATAAAGCACCCCCCTTTGATTATACTACTGTCTTGTTCACTACTGAATTGATGTAACCATCTAATTTAGCAATTACTTTAACTTTGTCACCAGAAGCCAGGTTTTCGCTGCAAGTCACTGAATATGCACTGTTTGCTGCTGTTGCTGTCTTGTCTAATTTTCCGTTGATATAGACTTCAACTGTTGCTCCAGTTGTTGCTGCTCCTGCCACTGTCTTCGCTCCCGCAGTATAAGTTGTGATAGTTGCTGCAGTTCCCTGACCTGGACCCATCATGACCAGCTTGTTGGCATCAGTAAATGCTACTAAAGCTACCTTTCTGTTGAATACAGAGTTTTTACGAGTGTTTGCATCTCTTTCCTGCTCGACTTCAATGCCTTTTTTGATGAAAGCTGTTACTGCTTCTTTGAAACCTAAAAATGCTAAACCGCTTGGAACTGCATTTGATACATAAACGTTAAAGCCAGCAACGGTGCCAATGTAGCCACTTCTTGCAAATGCTTCTACATATTTCAAATCGTCTTTAAGGCTTTTTCTTAATGCTGCCAACTGGTCTCTGTGTACCAGCATAAATCCACCGGTTGCGTTTTCAATAGGCATTTTTGAAATTGCGTCTACTACTGCGTCAAAGTTCCATGTTGATACCGTCTGAACTAATTCAGCATTTTTCATTTCATTGATTGCTTTTTCTGTAAAGTCGTTAATCATAGTATCACCCATGTATTTGACTAAACTATCAATAGCGAATGGGTCTCTCATCGCCTGTTCGTCGTAATAAACACCTCTGCCCTGTGTTACACCAACTTCATATTCCTTTTCAATGAAACCGATTTCCATACTAGCTGAGTTGCCTGAACCCATTTGTAAATCTTCCACGTCTCCAGTACCGCTGTAAACGTGAACTTTTTTCTTCATACCTGCTTCTAAAGCAAGTGAATTGTCTACTGTTAAAAATAAAGCCATATCTAAACCAGTTGTTAACTGATTTTCTAAAGCATTTTCTAATACAAAATTATCATAAATTGTATGTGCCATCTAAAAATATTCCTCCTATTTAATAAATTGTCTGTAAAT